TAATATTGCGGACGACGCTGTCACTGCTGCTAAGTTAGATCACACCGCTGTTACTCCTGGTTCTTATACTAACACTGATATTACAGTGGATGAGAACGGACGGATTACAGCAGCTTCTAGTGGTTCCGGTGGTGCTGGTAATACAGATTTAGGTAATACACCAGCTGCTGCTAATGTAGAAATCACTTCATCCACAGGTACAAATACTACGGTTGCAGGTGCTACTACTAGTTTAGCTGGTGTGATGACAGGTGCTGATAAGACGAAGCTTAACGGTATTACTACAGGTGCTACAGCTAACTCTAGCGACGCTACTTTATTGGCTAGAGCTAACCACACAGGTACACAGCTTGCATCTACGATCTCCAACTTTGATACAGAAGTGGCGAATAATTCGGCAGTTGCTGCTAATACAGCGAAGGTATCTAACGCTACACACACCGGAGATGTTACTGGTGATACTGCTCTGACCATTGCTAACGGTGCTGTTACTACAGCTAAGATCGCTAGTGGTGCTGTTACCGCCACACAGATTCAAGTTAATGCTGTGGGTCAAGCTGCTATGCAAAACGATTCTATCGGCACTAATGAACTGATTAACGATGCTGTTACCTTTGCTAAGATGCAGAATATCAACACTGCTAAAGTAATCGGTAGGACTACAGCTGGTAACGGTGATCCTGAAGAAGTATCAATACTAGATGAAGATACTATGACATCTAACTCTGCTACTGCACTTGCTACGCAACAAAGCATTAAAGCTTATGTGGATAGTCAGGTAACTAGTGTTGTTTCTAAGTACAGCACAGGTTGGTCAACAAGTATACCAACCGCTTTTAGTAATGTTACTTATACACATAGTTTAGGAACAGAAGATATACAGTACCAAGTTTATGTAAGGGATGCTTCAGGTAATGAACACGATGTAAAATGTGGAGAAAGATGGGGAGGTGTTGGAAATTTCGGGAGTTCGGCTGTTAATATAACAAGTACTCAAATTACTATTAGATTCTTAGAGGGGTATTTGGATTGGACTACATCTACTGCGTCAGCAAACCCCGCACAGAGAGCTTGGAGTACAGTTACAAACATCAAAGTAGTAGTTATAGGATAACGATGATTGAATCTCTATCTGGTCTTTTGAACACCGCTCTAGCTATTGCTCTTGGAGTTATCGGGTGGATTATTAAACGCATGATCGAACGCTTAGACCTTGGTGATAAACGGATGACTCAGATAGAGGTAGAGTTAGCTGCTCAACGGGAAAGAGATAGAGCGGTTGAAGAACGGATCGCAAAGGTAGAGGAAGCAATTAAAGAAGTTCACATGAAACTAGATAGAATGTTAGAAGTATTAGTGAGGAAATAGTTATGCCCAAGAAAGGATTATACGCAAACATTAACAGAAGAAAGAAACTAGGTATTAGTCGTAGTAAGAAGAAGTCTACTATATCTGCTAAAGCTTACGCTAATATGAAGCGTGGGTTTCCGAAGAAGTAACAATGGCTAAGTCCGTATCACTGTCCCTCGGTAGAGGTGAGAAGTCCCGTAAGGGTGGGTTGACTGCTAAAGGTAGAGCTAAGTACAATCGTGCTACTGGTTCTAAACTGAAAGCTCCTCAGCCTGGTGGCGGTCCTAGAAAGCGTTCATTCTGTGCTAGGATGTCAGGAGTCAAAGGACCTATGAAAGACAGTAAAGGTAGACCAACAAGAAAAGCTTTAGCGTTGCGTCGTTGGAAATGCTAAGATGCTTCGACGAGCAAAACAGACAGCTGATCCGTTATCAGCACAATCACGCACACTGGCGGTAACTTCAGCAGGAGAATTAGAAACTTTAAAGAGTGACTTTGAATCGGATAAAGCAATCAAGGACTCCAAGATAGCTACATTAGAAGCTGACAAAACAACACAAGACGGTAAACTTTCAACACTAGAAGCAGATAAAGCAGATAAAGATACACGCATGAACACCGCTGAAACAAAGATAACAACCTTGGAGAACTCTGCTACAGGTATTGTTGACGGTGGTCGTGCAGATGTACAACACTTAGAAGCTACTGATATAAACGGAGGTAGTGCATCGATATGAGTGTAAGAAGAATATTTTTAAGACGGGACACCGCAGCTAATTGGGCTAGCGAGAACCCGGTACTTTCCGAGGGAGAGCCGGGCTTTGACACTACCAATGAAATATTAAAGGTAGGTAACGGTACAACCGCGTGGAACTCTCTATCTCAGTTTCAAGGACCACAAGGACCAACAGGTGCGGATGGTGCTGACGGTCAGGATGGTATACAGATAAACAGCTACACAAAAGCTAACTTACCACTTAACGCTACGGCAGGAACAAACGCATTAGTCACCGATGGAACTATTGGCGGTACTCCTACGATGTCCTATTTCTATAACGGTAGTTGGTACAGGACTTTTGATAACTCGGTAATAACCAATCAAACAATTGATCTATTTATACTAGCGGGTCAATCGAATGCACACGGTGAGGGCGATGTATCTAGTCTTACATCAGGACAATCAACACAAGACGGGTTGTTCTATACCTCATGGCATGACAGTACTTCTAACGCTGAGACCACACAAAACTACTCCAACTGGGCAACTTCATTAGTAGCAGGTAGCACAAGAGGAGATAGTAATAACTTAGTAAACTCTCCTTACTTTGGTCCTGAGCTTGGATTTGTTAGTAGAGCAAAAGCAATTAATCTTACCACACAGCCTATAGGCATTCTTAAATACGCAGTTGGTGCATCCACCCTTAACGCTGGTACATCTCTTTCTGACTGGGATACCACAGCTACAGGGAATCAAGAAGGTGACTGTTATCGTGGTTTACTAGCTGCACTATCAGATGCTACCACTAAGCTAACTAACGCTGGATACGCTTGGAACTTTAAAGGAATGATATGGTGGCAAGGAGAGAGTGGTGCGTCTGTTAGCGGTCTTAATACATTTATAGCAGCAGTACGAACGGTACTAGGTAATTCTTACGGAGTGTCTAATACATCTCAGTTTCCTGTAGTCATAACAAAGATAGGATATGGTACTGACTTAACGCCTGTTGCTAGTGCAGATGCGTATGTTGGAATCGTAGATGCTGCTACTTACGGACACTCAGCAAGTAACAATCATGTAGGAAAAGCTGGTAATACAGATACTAACAGCAACGGTGTAAACGATATGTTTGATATTGGTGAAGCCTACGCTGATCAGATGCAGTTAGCTATATCGGGTTCTACCAACGCAGCTTGGAACCCATCATCTATTACGACTCGTTTGTGGTTGGATATGGACGATCAGACAACCTTTACTTCATCTAGCGGTAATGTCACAAATATTGCAGATAAGTCAGGCAACAACTACACATTTAACGCTGCTAGTGGTAGTACGCTCACAGCCGTTAATACAGCACAGAACAATAAGAATATCTTGCGATTCGACAACAACTCGGACGCAACCTCTTACACAAGTATAGGGTTTAGTTCTACTGCGGTGCACAAATGGTTCTTTGTTGTTAAGGTAACAGTGTCTAATAGTCACGACGCACTGGTTACATTCACTAAGAACAATCCAACGCTCCAAATGATAATGTTCAATCTTAGTGGAAACGGAGTATTCTCAGGAGATTGGTACATGAACCCAGGCACACATTTAACAGGTAACTCGACAAACCTCTTAAACCAATGGGTCATGTTGTCTGCTGAATTTGATATTCCTAATACTAGAGCTACTGCTTCGTTGAACACTACTCCTTATAACACCAATGTTACTCAGTCAGGTTTGTCAACTATGGGTACAGGTAGTATTCGACTGAACGATTACCAGAATAACGCAGACTCAGATTGGGGTGAGGTAATATTTACAGAAGATGTAACACAATCTAACTCCGACAAGATCGAGGGCTACCTAGCACACAAGTGGGGACTCACAGCAGACCTACCATCTTCACATCCATATAAAACACAAGCACCATAAGATACCATGTTAAGTCACAAAGAAGGAAGTAAACTACACGACAAGATAGCAGGTGCGTATCGTAACAGTATCGATCTGATGGAAGCTGAAGGAGAGTACAACGCTGCACTGCTTAACGGAGCTAGACAGTTCCTTAAAGATAACAATGTTGTCATGGACTCAGGAGTAGGTACACCATTAGATGCGTTAGCTAATGACTTAAATACTTTACCATTTGAAGAAGAAGAAACACCAAGAGATACCGCCCAAGCTACGGGACTTTAGAAACTTTCTATTCCTAGTCTGGAAACATTTAAACCTCCCAGACCCCACAACGCTACAGTACGACATCGCTGAGTACCTGCAACACGGTCCAAAGCGGTCTGTTATCATGGCGTTTCGTGGTGTAGGTAAGTCGTGGATAACAAGTGCTTTTGTAGTACATCAGTTGCTGCTGGACCCATCTAAGAACATACTTGTTGTATCAGCCAGTAAGAATAGATCAGATGACTTCTCTACCTTTACCTTGCGAATCATTCAGGAGATTCCCATTTTACAAGGATTAAAGCCGTCAGAGAACCAACGATTCAGTAAGATAGCATTTGATGTAGGACCTGCTCCAGCCTCTCACGCTCCTT